ACCCCTACCTACCTACCTACCTACCTACCTACCTACCTACCTACCCCCCTACCCACCTACCTACCCCATACACCTCGCATACACATACCCTTTACCAACTACCCACCTAGTAGTACCCTCGCCCCTATGAAGGGGACACCTTGTATCCACCACCTATCACCTAGAGCAGACACCATTAGAGGTATCAGGACACTTCGTCTAGTGAACCCCCTACACACATACCAACAGGTGATAGAGGAGTGGCACTACATAACAACCTTTATGAGTAACGCCTTTAGAATAATGCGTAAGCAACGCATAGTGAACAACATACTTACACCTCAACTCAATATGAGCGCACTACATATACGCACAGAGAAGCAACTAGGTATATACCAAACAGTTGATTACATAAAGACAATGACACCAGAGCAACAACACATAGTAAATAATGAAATAAAAAGACGACGCATAAGGGCATACACAACACTCTTACGCACTACCTCAACAAGTGAGTTCTCCAGATGAGTTCGCATACACACCTACCCAAGTTCGTGATAGCACAGCGCACAGTGTCATATCAGGTGAGTGACATACTTCGTGGTATGAGTGATGATGATATTAGTTCTCTCACTCTTAGCGACCTACTAGACATAGTAGATAGTTCAGCCGTACTTGACTTCGGCAGTACGGACTATGTCACCTATACAGATGAACACGGTATTGACCTGCTATCCAAGATAGACCTAGACGCGCCTTACCCCACAACCACACCATAACCACACAGGGGTAGGGGTAAGACGCTAGGACAGTGTACAAGGGACATCCATATTTCTGGAAAAATGCGTCTAGTCTGATACTTGCCGATTACTATGAAGGTATGACCACACACACATACACAACCACATACAACGAACAACGAGGTGCTTACCGTAAAGGCGCACTGATACAAGCCAGAGTTATCCCAGAGCGTATGAGTGCCTATGGCGTTCGTACAGAGTGGGCAGTGTCACTAGTCGTAGCCTCACCAACAGGTGACAGTTCAGACTTTATTGACCTACCTATTCCTTGTCTCTCACTCTTACAAGCGTGCGATATCGCAGATGACTACAACAGTGGATTATCACCAGAGTTAGTAGGACACTTTCACGCTTTGTACAAAGAGCAAGGTGCTTTGTGACAGTCGCAAAGAGCGCACGGGTGTTCTCGGGTAATCTACTCATACTTGACAACGCAGTTCGTGTCGCAGGTATGACCAATAACATTGGGGACATTGACCTAGCACTACGCAACTTCCTACCAGAACGGGTAAGGAAGTCTGCCTATCGCAAGGAGTTGCTCGCAGGTGAGTGGGCAGAGAACAACTCAACCATAAACGCCATACTTGATAGCAGGCGCTTATATCCAGATGAGTGGAGTGATGACCTAGAGGTTTTCACGACCAAGTATGAAACCAGACTTTCATACATAATCGGAAGGTGCTACGGGTTCGCCTTTGCTACCAACACAGACACACATAACTCATACAGCAGTGAACTTCTCTCATTACTAGTGTCTTCACTCAAGATAGAACCACAGGAGATACATAGTTCTTTCGGTCTCGGAGTTATTACAGGCAGAGACGACAAGAACAAACGAAACGAATACCAGAAGCAAGAGAGACTAGATACCCTTGTGTCCACCCACCACCCAGTGATGTCGGACTTTGAGTAACTTTCGTGAGTGTTCTGGCTGTGGTGTCGAGCAGCCGTGTACACAGCAAAAGAATTATCCAGATAATGGATGGGTCTTACCCTTTGATACCTTCGGTTACTACGGTGGCTTTAATGACAATGTTGATGTCCTACTAAGTGATGTCCAGAGTAGGCAATGGGTGCTTTGTCACGACTGTGTAGTCAAGTTTCTTACTTTATTCCCTCGCTTACAAGATACTTTTGCTAAAGGTCTACATCCTTGCGAGGGCGAGACACCTTGTTGTGAGTGGGCTTGGCGTGGAACAGACAAGTTCGGCGAGTATGAAACTAACGAGAGTGGCGAACTAGTACCTGCCAGTGGAGCGCATTACCAGATAGTCCAGAACGGTCTATGGGTGGACGCCAAGAGTGATGAGTGACCACTACGCAAAGCCGTATCTCTACGACCAGCCAGATGACGTCATAGCCAGATACGAAACGATAGCCCTTGAGCGAATAGCGCAGTCAGCGTCAGTAGAGGGTCAGAGCCACTTTGATTATGTCCAGACTGCCTTTGACCTTATTCACACAGTTGCCAACGAAGTGTGGCTTAGCGAGATTACTTACGAATAGATAACTTTTTCGAGAAAGCCGGGGCTCTCCACCACCTCGTCATAGGTGTATCCAGTTATCTATTAGATAACTATTTGTCCGACACTCACGATAAAGATATTCCCACCCTGAACAATGTAGGCGTATTCTTTTTCAGTTCCCTGATACTCAATGAAGGTTGCCTCAACCGTTCCAGTGCGTTCTCGTTTTCCTTTTCCGTTATCGGTTATGTATCCGAACGATACGGGTATCTGTACAGTTGTTCCCTTTTTTATTTCTGTTGTGTTCATCACTCTGGACAGTCCTCGTACGGGTTCTCATTACCCTCGTTATCCTCGCACGAACAAAAGCCGAATAGGGCTACTTGTGTTTCGTGTGTGAGTTCAGCCATATCGTCATAAGAAGGTGAGCCACCAAGTTGGTCAATGACAACACTCCAGAAGTCCACAAATAGTTTCTCTTGTGTGTTCATTACTTACAGTCCTCTATCATCTCTCCACCATCAGTTAGGCGAAGTTCGCAACTGTTATGGGTAGGTAGGTAGATGGTGTCTCCAATGGTGAGTGTCGTGCCGTATATCTCTACGAGCCTGTTCACTGCTTCCATAAAGTTCCCGTCACAGTTCATACGGGCTATCCAGTAGAGCGTGTCTCCCTCTTGGATTACTACGGGTGCGCCAGTACAAAAGAACTCACTGCTCTCTGTCCGTTGCTTGCTCAAGTATGAAAATGCGAACACTGACGCAATGGTCAGTGCGATAGTGATGAGTACGGTCTTTGCTGTTCTGTATGTGTTTTCGCTCACTGTGTTCTCCCTTTGTTGAGTTATCTATTAGAAGTGGTCACGGGTTAGTTGGTCGTGTACTGCGTCATCTTGCATCTGTTCCTCAAGGCTCGCAATCTTTTGGACAAGGGAACGGTGTCTGTTATTCAGACCCTCAAGTTTTTCCGTTTTTGTTTCTGTGTCTGGGCGTGAGTTCCAGTACACAAGTTCGGACTCAACTTGGGCGATAGCCAGTAAGCAGACTTCATAAGTTTTAGTAAGTGTGGTCATATCTATATTCTAGGGAACACCCGACAAGAAGTAAAGCATTTGATGAAAGTTCTCACGGGTTGCTAGTTAGCAAGTCTTGCGAATTAGAACTTATCGGAAGCCCCCCGTGTGATGGCCATAAAAGCACACAGGGGAAGCCCCGGCTTTTTCCCTGTGTGCTTGGGCGTGTGTGAGTTATCTATCAGAGAACTGGCGCACCCTTCGGGCTTGCCCTCAATGTGGGGGGGGTGGGTTTGGGGCGAGACCTCGCCCCTCGCCCGTCAGTAGCCCAAGACGCTGTGTGCTGGTTTGCCTTCGGGGATGTACTGTGCGACCCACTCTCGGTTGAGACCACAGTCGGTCAGGAACTCGGCGAACTCGGTTGACGATGTGTCACGCCAAGAGCCTGCGAGAGCCTCAACCATGCCGAACGCCACCTGTGCGATGTGCCAAGTTGCGTCACGGGAGATGGTGTCGTACCAACCGCTCTCGTCCTCGGCTGGTTCTTTCTCCCATGGGAAACCGCAGCGACCCTCGGTAGCGTCACGGTAATCCTCGTAGTCCCAACTGTCACGCCTCTCTTGGGCATACGGGTCGGGGGTTGGTTCGGACATGAGGCGCACGATGGATGTGTGCGCTCGGATGGATTTTGAGACTACGGACTTTGCTTCTTTGAGGTTCATGATTTTCCCTTCGGTGTGTGGTGTGACATCAGCGTATCAGTAGGGGTACAGACTTGCCGAAAAGTTATCTATTAGAGATGGTCGGGGGCGTTTGGATTTCGCCACAGAGAAACATCTGGGCTTTTGCGAAACATCTGGGCTTTTTATCGGAAGCCCCCCGTGACCAGAGCAGGTCAAAACATCGGGAAGCCCCGGCTTCCTCGACCCCGTGCCCATTAGAGCCAGACCTACGCAGGAAACCTCTCTCTACCTCTAAGATGTATTCAGATAAATCTATCTAGAAGGTAAGTGAGAGGACAGGCTATGGCACACGAGTTAGAAATAACAAAAGATGGGGTGGCTCGTATGGCGTACTCCAATAGAGAAATACCTTGGCACAGGCTTGGGGTAGCAATGAACGGTCTCCAGACAGCAGAGGCAATGCTTCAGGCTGCTGGGGCTGACTTCGACGTAGTTACTACACGGGTTGCTGTGTGTGATGACAATGGTGAGCCGATTAGAAACCCAGACAATACGCCAGTCCTCATTAGCGATAGCCGTGCGACCGTACGGGTGAATAGTGACGGGACATTTGACGGTCTGTCTACTGTTGGAACTCGCTACGTGGTTCAGCAAAACAAGGAGTGTCTGGACTATGCATTGGCGATAGTTGGCGCTAGTAAAGGTGACGCAGTAGTCGATACCTGTGGAGTTCTGAACGAAGGGCGTGAGTTTTTCGCCTCGCTCGACTTGGGTTCGCTAGTCATTGACCCAATGGGAATAAACGACAGCATTGAGCGTTATCTATTAGTAAGAAACGGACACGACGGCAAGACGCCGATTACTTTCGCTAATACTTCTATTCGTGCCGTATGCAAGAACACCGTTATCGCTGGCATGAAAAACTCTAAAAGAGTGTTCACTGCTCGACACACCAGAAACGTGGAGACAGCAATAGAGCAAGCGAACGAAGTCCTCAATATCTCCAATGTATGGGCGTCAGAATTCACCAGAACTGCAGAGAAACTTCTTTCAGTAAAAGTCGCACCGGGAACGAAAATATTCGGTGATGTGCTTGATGCTGTATTCCCTTTAGAGACTGGCTCTACGTCAAGACAAAAGAAAAATAGAGATAATGTCTTGTCTCTTGTCAAGGGTGTTTATGAAAGTGACAATAACGCAAAGGGCTACGGGTATAACGGGTGGTCAATGCTGAACGCAATTGGCGAATACCTCGACCACTATCGTGAAGCAACTCCGATAGAAAGAGCATTGGCGTCAATGGATAATAACTCTTGGGTCACTAGAGCCAAGATGATTGCTCAAGACAAACTCTTGTCAGTATAAAGAGCGATTTCGGTTGTATTATCTATTTATAACTTCCACGAAGTGAGGCAGTAGTGAGCGAAGAACACGACGACGAAATGCCGGACTTTACAGACGACTATTCTGATGACACGCCTACTCGTGAGGAACTAGCAATTTGGCTGAGCGAGTTCATGTCGCAGTCACAAAAAGCAACAGCAATGTATCGCAACCACTTCTGTACTTTACTTGTCGCAAAACTTCACCACGAATTCGGTATCGAAGGTATGTGTGAACTCATGATGGCTATCGACAAGAGGGCTGGCTGGGTATCCGACATTATTATCGAGGACAACGATATTCATGATGTCTTGTTCCGTGATTACGGCGTATTCGATAATGACGCAATAATCAAAGCACGTATGAGCAGTCAACTTACAGAAATGAATAAGAAAATCTGGAGACTAAGAAAGAAGTACTCGAAGCTTATTGCCGAGGAAATAGCCTCTGGCGCTAGCGCTAGACAGACAGAAGCGTAATTACCTCTTAGAGGCTTTCTCCATAAGGTTTAGTATCAACTGAACCGCACCCTCTGTTTCGGCGAACTCTCCACCCTCTACTGCGGCGTTCACTACTGACCTTTTGTTATCTATTAGAGAATATATGTATTCATCTATTGTTCCGCTAGTCAGCATGTACGTAGCCGTTACTGAACCCTTCTGTCCGAGGCGGTGAAGTCTCGAGTAAGTCTGGTCTACGTCTGCGGGTGTCCATGGGAGTTCTATAAACAAGCACTCCTCTGATGATGTCAGGGTGTGTCCGGTCTTTGCCGCTTGTATGGAAAGCACGATTACTGGCGCTTCCTCTACGGGTAGTGTCTGGAACTTCCTCTTGTTCTCCTCTACTTCCTCTACCTTCATGCCACCCTGGATACGCAAGCCACCGAACTTTCTGGCTAGTTCATCAACAACGTCTCTATGGTGAGCAGCAACAACTACTTTCTTTCCATTGTCTATTCTTTCTTGTATCCACTCTATGGCTGCTTCCATCTTGGCTTTAGCAGCCAGTCTCCTAAGAACCGATAGCCGTACGAGGTGTTCGTTCGCTTCTGCTCTAATCATTGCCGACATAGCAGCATTGTATGAGGGCAGTCCTTGCTCTATTGCCAATTGACGGGCTCTCTCTGCGATGTACATCAAAATATCTTCTTCAGCCTTGACGTACTCTTTCATTGCCGGCGCTGAACCGTCGACTACTAGTCGGCTATGTACAACGGGTGGAAGTTCGGATAAGACTTGGTCCTTGGTTCTACGTATGTAGCATGCACCTCGTAGTCGTTCGTTTAGTTCGTCGAGGTGTGAGTTACCACTTAGGTTCCACTGACCAAATCGGTCTTGGTACGCTGCGCAATACCTTCGATAGAAGCCCCATAGTCCACCGAAGTCCTTTAGTCTCCCGAGTATGTCCAACTGACTTGCGTATTCCGCTGGTCTATTGGTAACGGGTGTTCCAGTGAGGCATAGCACGGGTGTATTTTTCTTTGTACTTCTGGCTATCTTTACTGCCGCTTTTGTTCTCTGTGCTGTTGACGTCTTGCAGTAATGACTTTCGTCGAATACATACGAGCCATGTTCCATTAGTTGTGACTGCCATGCCTGTATGTTGCTGTACCCAACAACAACGACATCATAAGAGTTCTTTTCTGGGAAGGACTTCCTATTAGTTACTGCGCTCACTCGCCTGTGTGGGACCCACTTGGATATTTCGTACGACCAGTTAAGAACAAGGCTTGGTGGACAAACGATTACCGCTGGATAGACATCTCCCTCACGTGACGATAAGTACTCGAGTGTCGCTATCGCTTGTATCGTCTTTCCTAATCCCATCTCGTCAGCGATAAATGTTCGTCTGGCATTCGCAGCGTAAGCAACTCCCGCTTTCTGGTAAGGCAATAGCTCTCCAGTTAAACCGGGAACAACAATGTCAGCGTCGGTAGAGCGAGAGGCCTCTATGAGCGTATTTATTTCAGTATTTACTCTTTGTAATATCGCTGTTACGCCGGCGTCTACCGGTACATCAAAACCGTTAGCCCACTCGATTACCTGGGTTATCGATGACAGTGGCGCACGCCATGAATATCTATCGCCGTCCCATGAGACTGCAGGTATTTTCTTTACCGCCGAAATGATTACTCTTTCGTACGGGAACTTCATATAAATCATTTCATCATGAAGCGATACTCTCTTGTCCCCTTGTGAAGTAATGCTTTTAGGGGCTTGGAACTTAAGTATGTCCGAGGTGATATCGAATTCGTATTTCAGGGCAAATTCCCTGGCCGAAGCAATAGAGGTTATTGGAACTCTCCAGATACGTGAGACCTTGTCCCACCTGGCACCCTCG